GTACTATATTTCAAATATGGAATTGGGGATGGGTGGGGGGCCCCACAAAAACAACAGAGACCTCATACCTCCATTTTAAAATTCCAGATTACAACCAGTGTAGAGCAGTGACAGCCGATTAAAAACGCATAGTGACAAGCTGCTTCTGGGGCAAACAAGTCTGATTCCCTTTGTTTTCCTCTGATTTACGCATTTATCATTTTTCACAGTCAAGCGGAAGTGCGCACCATCTTCAAAAACAAAAAACGCGACTCAACCCTTAGCGGGAGGTCGCGTTTATGAAATGCAGTGAAATACAAATTTTGAGTGCTGTGCGCTATTTTAAGAAGTGTTTTTTTATCACGGCTTGGATTTCATCCAGGCATTCCTGACTTGGGACCTTCGCCTTGAATAAAAGATGGCTTTGGCATAATCCACCAAAATGGATGAACAGTGACGTTTTTTGTTCTGCTTTTGGTGTGACTTGTGCGGTTTGTTTGTTCTTCGTGTCCCCCAGTTTTTTCCCTTTAAGGTCGTGTTTTTTCTCTTCCACCTCCCATCTTCTCTCTGTTTTAAGAGAAACCATTTCATCATCCCAGTCTTGATCTGGTTCATTATTGTTCCAGTAAAACTGAAACTGAGTGAGGTTGTTGCGCTTGCGAAGCCTTGAGATCTTCTTAAATTCGGGACTCCTATCCATCATTTCCTTTATGTGTCTCCCGAAATGAACCGGAGTTGGATCGTTCGGAATCTCGAAAAATTCAGAATAGACTTCAAGAAGTCTTGAACCTTCCGGTTTTTCCATGAACTCCACAAAACCCCCTGCACTGACAAAACCACCTTTTTTAATTTTTTTGGTTGCGTTGATTAAATCATCTGCCAGCCTTTCTAAATTGATAGCCATTATTTCAGCATCTCCAAGGAGTATAAATCCAATTTTCTTTTTATGTCAAGGGCCATTCTCGTTTCCAAAAGAAGGTCTTCATAAACAATAAAGTCTCCACTTTTATCAACCATCTCTATCCTCATCGTTACGAAAGATTTACCATCTATCACCGGAAACAAAACAAGGGAGCCTCCCTTTTTTCTCGTGAAGCATTTTTTAAACCCATCAAAACCAGTGATTTTGTTGATGCAAAATGCAACCGCTTTAGGTTCAAGTCCTGAATTAGAGAAGCAATCATGATAGCTGAACAAAAGATCAGAACCGTCTTTTTTTGAACTTTCAATCAATTTGCGAGAAATGTCTTTAGCTGTAACCCCCAAACTCTTATCCCCAAACTCTTTTTTCAACCATAAAGAGAACAATTCTACCTTTTCACGGTTTTCTTTTGAATTTTTAAAACGTGCCATTTTAATTTCCCTTTTTAATTTTTAATTTTCTTTTTTAACGTTGAACATCTTCATTTATTTTATCCCGGTTCTTAACTACCACCCAGTGCGACTGGTTGTTAATAACTTCCTTAATTATTTTCAATCCGCCCTGGACATCATTAACCACACCGGCAAGTTTGCTTTGCAGTGTTGGTTGGTTTTTTATTTCACCACCGAACACATTTTCCATAGCCTCCTTCAACTCTTCCCCGGAAACATCCAGGTTCCCACTCACCCCTTGGCCGGACATCATCGACCAAATGTCTTTCGATTTTATAGGGGTGTCTGAACCAAACGCCTTCACAAGTTGCTCCATCATTTCGAAAAGTGCTCCACCAGCATTGTTCTGGGCCGCTGATTTCTTAAACAGTTCCGTGAGGTCGAGCCCAGAAGCTTTCCATAATGGAAGTCGCACCATCCTATCCCACTCTTTAAACCGGCACGAGTTCTCCGTTGGGTTTCCGCTTATGGTACTACCCCCCATGATAATGGTCAGTGCCGCAGAAAGAATCTTCGACCTATTCCGGGCGACCCAGTCCCCGATGTCCCCCCTGGTGAATTTCCTGGTCTCCGGGTTCGACATATCAGGGACGATCATACAGGGCAATACCCGGGTCGAATAATCACCCGTGAGTTTTATGTTATTCCCGGTGAACGCCCATAGGCAGTTCGACGGGTACTCCCCAATAGTGTTTCCCCCCAGGATCCGCCCGGAATAGACGCTGGATGTCATAGCCTTCGCGAGTTCATTCGATCGCAGAGATGACCCTTTCGGGATGTTATCGAACAGTACACACGCGCTACCGGTAGAAAGGATCGAAAGGATAGCCTTCCCCATCTCCTCGTCTTTATCCGCCCAGGTGGTAGCCGCGACCCCTTTTCCATATACAGCATGGTGGACCAATTGAACCAGTGTCGTTTTCCCGGATGACGGCTTAGGGCTGATCATGGCAAACCCTGGCATTCCGGTATCCCCGGACACGATAGGCCGCTGGAGAGCCGTAAGCAACATCCCCACGGCACATGCCCGGTCAAGCTCCGTATCGAAAGGAAACTCATCGAATACCGTGTAGGCAAGGTAATGGTATGCTTCCTGCGGGGTCTTCATGGGTTTTAAAACGAGGGAGCCTTTTTTAATCACCATATAGAGACCGGTGTCCTGGTCATACCCCGATTTCATGCGGGCCTTGAACTGAACATTTATATAAGGGTGTTCAATGATCCCGGTTAACCTCTTGAATGGGGCATGTTCGGGTTCCAGGGTAGGGATAGACCTCAGCACCTGGTCAGGGCATGGGACGGGTAACCCCTTTTCGTTTATTAGCACCACATTATTTTCGACGAGTGCCCTCATCTCCCCCAGATCATCGGTGACAGTGTGGAGCTTAGGTCTGGCAGGTATGATCCCCCCTTCTTTTTCAATGGCGTTATCAGTCATCATCTGAGCCGGGGTTAGGGCCTGGTTATTCACAATCTTTACGATGGACCCAGAACCAAACCGGAATAATTCAGGCTTCTTTTTGGTGGAAGCGAGAGTCTTTCCAATGAACTTCAGAACTTGCCCCGTGTTTACCGTCGTCAATTCTATTTCCGCCACCCCCGACGCTTCCCGTTCACTCTTAGACATGGCGGCATACCTGACCCGTCTTTCGTCGTCCCGGTCCGTTAAAGCTCGGCTCAGCATTTTCTTTACCGAGCCTTTCGTTACGTTCATTTTCTCGAGGATGAGGCCAACACCCATATCCACCTGCATTTCGTCGAATTCAATCAGTTTTTTCGCGAACTCAAGACGTAATTCATCGTTCGTGCTACTTTCTACCCAGGCTTCAAATTCAGCCCACGTCATGGTTCCGGCTTTCACAATCTCTTCAGCCGTGGCAACTGAGCGTTCTATGTCGTCATAACGATCCTGCCAGCGGTCATCTTTCGTGCCAATGCTTTCCATGAGCCCACGTATCATATCGATAACACGCTGCATGGGCATTTCATCATTTAGGAGGGCCATGGCTATGGCGTTCACGTTGGTATGGATCTCCACGCCCTCGGTCAGCTCCTTCGTGGCCGTCGCAAAATCAAAACCCCTCGGAATCTCAAGACCCTGGAGGTTTCCGACTTCCCCTCCTGCCCCCTGTGTCGCCGGTTTTTCGTCCGAAACTACCCCGCCGATCCCGAGCCCCAGGAGGTTACCACCATTCGCTTTTTCAGGGGTTTCCGCCACGACAGTTGGTGACCACTTTAGAGTGGGTGACCCCTTATCCACATAATAGAGAAGCTCTTCAGCGGGGATAGGATCCGGGGCTCCGCTGCATATTCGCCTTTGGGTATAAATAGGTTGGGTGGGTGTATAGATAGCCCTATCGACCACTTTATCCCACTTGTGGGCCTTTCCATCTTGCTCGAACTCAAGAGTTTTTTTATCATTATAAGCGTTCGCCCAGGTGGCCATGGACGCCATCGGCACCGGAGAACTAAACCAAAACCAAAGATGGCATTTTAATTCATTCTGTTCCGTAACCAAACCATGGGACGATGAATACTGTACGATATGGTCTGCCTCACTAAATTCCGGGGGCATGTGGTGGGTGATGAAATATTCCGGGGTGCACTCTTCTCCATCTTCCGAGGACCACCCATCAATGTCGAATGAAACGACGGTTAGGTCCCGGGTCTGAAGGGATGGGGGTTTGTTTGGGTTTTGACGGTACCTCCTTGTGATATTCTCATTGGGGACCCCTGGGATGACCTCCCCGTGAATGAAGAAAACCGGAACGTCCTGATTCTGCCTCAGGAGGTCACAAAAGCCCCGGAGGTCTTTAACTTTTCTTTGATTCGCTGTGAAATGCGTTCCGCTGGTATATGCATCCCCTTTTACCCATTCGCCGTTCTCATAATTGAAGATTTTCGATGCGTGTTTCTTGCCGGTGTGGAGGAATGTTACCGTGTTTCCGGTTTCGGCATTGAAAAATAGCTTAGCCATCTTCTTAACGCCTCCCTGAGTTTCTGCGGTGCTTACGGGCTTGTTGGATTTTTTTCCATCGTGCTTTCTGCTGTGTTTTTTTTAGGCGAATCTCCTCCCGAGAAACGTACTCCCCCAGCGCTTTGACCCACACGAACCCCTTGTGTTTCTTTCCATCGTTATTCTCGACCATAACTTCCTCCATTGTAAAATTAAAATTTCGAACCACTGATTATACACAAATGCTTTTAAGTGTCAATTGTTCGAGGCGTCGTGTGTTACGACTGCCCACCCTCTCTTTTGATCTTTGCCCTTTTTTCCATTTCCCACTCCTTCTTATATCTTTTCCTCTCTGCGGCTTGCGCTCTTATACACCCAATCGGGGACATATTGTCGTCCATTCCCCACCCTGAGCAATTAAGGTCGCATTCCTTCGTGTAAAACTTACACGTTCTTTTTTTACACTTCCTCTCGGCAGGGACACAGACAGGCTGGAGACTCGCCTGGGACGCATAGTAGTTCATTATCTCGGCACACTGCGGACAGTACCATTTTCGGTTCATGTGGCAGAAAAAAACAGCCCCCTCTTTCCCACAGATGTTCGAATAACACTCCATCCCCTCACATCCTGCTGTGCTCACCCTGGAGCCTTTTGAACCACGACCGACCCCCACACCTTTTAATGAGGCATCTTCCGCTGACTGCGCGTGTTCCCGAAGGTATTCGTCGTAAAATTTTCTCTCGCTCGCTTTCATTTTCGCCACCTCTCCTTTTATGTGTTTTAATTCCCATGAATAATCTCTGAGAAGCATACATGGCCGGCCCGGCGTTGTCAACATCCAATCTTTTTATTTTTTATGAAATAAAGCGTTGACAAGTTTTTTGCGGGGGTGTAGTGTGAACTATAACCAGAATAAAAGGGGAACAAAATGACGACACAAAGAGTTATAAACTGGGTAAACGAAATTAAATCAACTCATAACGTAACAACAGCAGAACTCGGAACAATCCTCTCCCAGGGTCACCCCACAATCACCATCGAAACTCCGGCATTCATCAGCACTGGAACCGCATGGGATGGAAAGACCCCCTTGGGGGCGATAGTATACGACCACGATGCCGACGACCTCTACGGAACCCCCGAATACAGAGAAGAAGAAGCCCAGGAAATGGCACTCTACTAATAGAAACTAAACGAGGGGTCGAAAGGCCCCTATACAAAGGAGAAAACATAATGGATATCATGACACCCACCGCAGACAATATCGCATTCCTTGAGACTATCTACAACCCTGCATCGGATGTAAAGGCCGGGCTCACCACTTGGCACCCAAACACAATGCAAATGGAGCGGATATCAAGTGTTGAAGGCCCTGAGTTCCATGGTGGAAAGGTCAGGGCACTCTTCGAGAGGGGTGGCGATGTGTTCTTTAACCCCACGGATTATATTCCATTAAGATAAGGCGTAGCAAGAACCATACCACACGGGGCCGGAAACGGCCCCTTTCTTTTTGCCTTTTTAGTAAACAGTGTTCACTTCTTAATAGGTGTAAAATGAGCTGTTTATTTTCCTCATACTATGCCACTCGAAATCCCTAAAACGCCTGGAAATAGCATATTCACCCAAGACCATTGCCACTCCTGGCTCTCCGGCTACCCCATCGATTCCCATGGAGAAAAGTTCCGAAAAAGGATGGTTTGCCTCATCTTTTGGCACGATTCTTGTATAACAACCTGATTTCATTATCATTCTCATTCGAGTTATCTTTCGTATCATCTCTAAATTTTCCAAGGTGATTTGGGCCAAAACAAGATTGCAAGGGGTTTATTGCAAAAACTTTTCCGGTCGGAAAGGTCCACCAGGATTGGCTTCCGGCCATATTCAAGGTCCGGCCCAAAAGTAATATGAAAATAAGTGTTGACGGAAATATTCCCAGGGTATATTCTGTTTTTAAGTTGAGAGGGAAACCAAGACCGGCAAGACAAAAAACGGCCGGAGCGAGTATCCGAATAGGACGACTTGGAAACGACTTGGAAAGCTTATGACTCTGAATATATCAGAGTAGGTGCAGGGGCAAGGTAAGGCCCCCGGAAAAGCGCCCTGACCCGCAAGGGGACGGATATCGACTTTTACGACTGGTACCATAAGGGGAGGTAAAGCTCCTGGGAGGAAACTCCGACCACTTCAAGGTGGACGGAAGCCCAGGAAGCACCAAACTTTATTGAAGACGACCCCTCGTGGAACACAGCCGTGTCAGAAAGGGTTTAAAATCGTCTATAAAATCATCCAAACATCATCATTATATATAGAGTTAAAAACAAAGCGCAAAACAACGCAACGTCGCCGCCAATGAATGCCGCCACGTTACGTAAAACATAGCAGCGCCGCCCCAAGCGCCGCCCTGCTATATAGAGAACATGTTTAATAATCCCATAGGGGGCACGAGTCAACGATTCGTGCCCCTCGGTGGGGACGTTAAGCAAAAACCTAAAAAACCGCTTTATATAAGGAGTCGAAAAATGACTATCCAATTTATCACAACTATCGGCTATTGCTTGGTCGACGAAAACCTCAACATTATTGAAGTTCTCGGGTAATACATAATGGCTGACAAGCGCTTCAAATCATTCATGGCAAAAGACCGGCGTCGATACATAAAGCGCCCGGATGGCACGTTAATCACAGTTAAAAGGATGGAAAACATAAATGGCCGGTACGATAAAGAAAGTCCACTATGGGAAAGGGTGTGCCAATTACGAATGGCGCCAAAAGTATAGCTGTGGATGCACAAAAGACGTGCAAATATCGGCATCAGGGAAAAAGGCATACAACCGGGCACTGGCGGAGAGAAAGCGCCTAAATGGGGTCATGTGCGGCGAATGTAAGATCGCCAACATCATAAGAGAGACCAATGGACGGTAACGACGCGGTACCATGGGCAGTTCGGACATCCCCGACCACGATAAATATAGAGTGTCCGGCTCACCTGTTCCGGGGGCAACGGAGCCTGACATTAAACTGACTTTAAAAGAACCAACAAGGGTCGGCAACGTGTTCTTCCTGGAAGCTCTCGATTCGAACGACCTCACTGGGATAGACCACATGGCATATCGACTATACGCAAAAAAGGAGTAGTTATGAATTTCCTGGATATTGATGAAAAATCGAACCATGAAACACCCAAATACCCTATCAAAGTAGCCCTGGTTTTCCATTACATTACGGACGGTGAGATCGAACCTACCAGGTACGAGCGGGAAGGGTGGTTCTCTGACTCTGAAACAGGCGTTCAATGGTGGTCAGAGTACATCGCTGAAGACCTTGTAAGCATGGAAATTCCTGAGTGGACGATAGAGAACGGCAACAAGTACCGGAATGGAACTATCATTTGCGTAGCGGCCTATGGCGACGATGTTCACGGCAACCGGGAGCAGGTCATCCAGGGAAAAATCACAATTAGTTGATAAAAAAGGAATAACATGGAAAACACAATGCTGATTAAGAAAATAGACGAAACAAATTCAGTCATTATCGACATCGAAACAAAAGAAGTCCTCGTAGGTGCCATGCCCCACGCCGCCGCCCTCGCAAAGTTCGCCAGGATCAAGGTCATGACCCACCTGTGGAACGCAACTTTTTAGTATCACCCAGCCAGGGGCCGGAAACGGTCCAACCATTTTAAGGGAGATAATATGAAAGCAATTATTAATATCAGAAACCACCCAGAATTTAAGTCTTATATAACCAAATGGAAAACATATATTGAAAATGATTCACACATAGCCCATAGGGATTATGAACAACACAGGGTAGATGCCAATAAGTATATCAGACAGGCGTTCATGATATGCCCATGTTGTGCCGGTCATGCCATGGAAGACTGGAAACGTCATGAAAAAACATATTCATATTGGATGGATAATCTATATTCCATAGATCTTTCTGAGTGCTATGACGAAGAGTTCCTCGAAATAATAACCACCGCAAAAGACACATTCAATACCGCCGACGGGAACAATCTTTTACTATGGAGACTACTCGCCATTCATCGTGGGAAAGCCGCCTACTCTTATTATCGGCTCAACCATTCCGAAAGAGTCGCCAAACGGGCCAGGGAACGTGCAGAAAGCCACGCAAAAGGCGAAGCAGCGAAGAAACGACCTATAAAATGTAGATTGTTCCTGGGGACTTCCTCACATGAGGCCGATGATGTCAACTTAATTACAACCATACGAAATCCATAGAAACACATGAGAGGGACCATGGCAGCTTATAAAGGAAACGTAGGACTAATTGAAATGATTCAATTTTCAAGCAAGGCAACAGACAAAGAACAGACTGTCATGGATCGCGCCGTAGCGAATGAAGACTGGGAAACCTACCAGGCAATCATTAGCCAGGTCTTGGGTGTCAATCTTAAATAGGGAGATGTTATGTCAGATAAAAGCAACGAAAGACGCCGCAAGGAACTTGAATCCCTGGCCCTGGCATCATCTCGAGCCAAACTCAACAAGGTCGCAGAGACTCTCCAGTATGATGCCACCACAATCGCCTGGGCCGCAGTTAAAATGAGGTCGGCGATCCGCCACGCTGATTATGAGGACACCCACAACGTTTCCATAAATAAACTGATGAGCCACTCCCAACGACGAAATCAAGGGCCGCAATTGCTGCCGCGTACCACAAACATGAAAATGGCGGAAAGGAGGTTTAATTAAATGAACATCACCCGAAAGTGCCCTACTTGCGGGTTCCTGACTCTCGACGACGTAGGTCGGTGTCGTAGTTCGAAGCCATGTCAACATGGGTGGCCCGTCGTGGAGCCGAGAACCGATTTTTTTACCCCAACCTCTCCGTTCGTTTTCGGGCTGGATGGGGCTCCCCAGGGTCACCCCACAATCACCATCGAAATCCCGTCAGCGACGATTAACGGTCTCGGGGCTTTCATGTCTCACATCGTAGCCGCGAATAAAAACCATAAACCATAAACCATAAAACCATAAACCATAAAACCATAAACAGCAAGGAGCAAAAACATTGCAGAGCAGTGAAGAAATAACTGAAAAAGAAAACACAGAAGAAATCATTACCCTAAACACTGAGCTTTTGATCGTCAAAGCCGGGGATTCCAGAATCTCCAAAACAAAACAGATCAAGGCCCAGCCTGAACGCCCCGCCGTTGAGTACCGGGCAGCTATCCCAGGTTCCCAGGAAATCACCGTTACCACTAAAGACGCTCAAACAGCGGCCGCGACAGTGGACAGACTTGTCGCCGAAGGGTACCTCGCGTCCATAAACACCGATGATCGCGAGGAAATCCAGCACATTTTGAACGTCAGCCTGGAACTCGGGAAGGAAATTCTTGCAAAGTTCCGCCAGGATTTCAAAAACACAAAACATAAAGACCATGGCAACAAGGCTGCGATTGAAGCCGGTAAAGCAGCAAAAGAGGCAACAAAGGCTAAAGCAACTTCGGAGAGGGAGAGGGAGAAGGAGCTAAAGGCCGAGGCAAAGCGAGCTGAGCAGGGTGAAAAAGACCGCCTTGCCATGGATGCCATCAAACACAAGGAGAGGGACCGGGTTCTGAAGGAAAATCGAGCCGAGAACCAGCGCCTTGGGATCAGAATCAAACAAGACGAGGCAACCCTCAAAGCCATCAAAGGTCTGATTAAGAAAAGGGGATACTCATCCCCAGAAGCGGACGAGGAAATCGAACAGAGAACAGCTGCCTTGGCGGCTGATAAGGAGACTTTGGCTACCAGTCGGCGTGAGATTAAAAAGGAAATTGAGCCCCGGGAAAAGGTTGTGATAACCGAGGTGACCGGGACCACAGAAGAAAGCTCTGACCTTGTTGGCCCCCATTCTGAAATGGAGGTTTTTGAGAATAAAGACCCAGAACTTGTAAGTGGTGACGACCTCGACGACCTCGACGAGTTTGGTCCCACCGACGGCGATTTTTTGGCTGGAATGTAGGGGGTTTAATGGAAGACCCAAAATGTTTCACTTGCTCCAAAAGGGTAAGGTGTCTTATCAAAAGTGACGGGCACGACTGCGATCTGTATGATAGCGAGACCCCAACGGGCCGTGGTTTGTGCCTGTCAAAGGCCCTTGATATTATAAACGGAGGGGCCGAAAAAATTGGCCCCGATGGGAAACCGGAAGATTCGTTCCGGGTCATTTCGGATCTTTGGAACGCTTATTGTAAAGGTCGTGGGATGAAAACCCACTTTGCAAAAAGCGACGTCGCCATGATGATGGCACTTTTAAAGGTGGCCAGGAATTGTGGCCAGGCATACAACCCAGATAATTGCATTGATCTCGCGGGGTACACGGGCCTTGCTGATGATTTTAAAAAAGAGGAAATGAAAAAAGATGAGTGAACCGATAACGAGAGAGACTCTCGAAAACTGGTGCAGCGCAAAGTGCAAACTCGACAGCGCAAAAACACTCGAGCTGAATCTCAGAAACCATATCGCAGAAGAAGTCCTTGACGGCGCTATTAAAGGCACGCACCATTCAAACTATGGGTTCAACAAAGCAAGTGTAACCGCAAAATTGAACCTTTCCGTGGCCCCTGAAGAACTCAAGGTTTCCTGGAAAGACCTGTCACCGACTGAAAGGGAATGCATTCAATTCAAACCCATCGTCAAAACAGGCCCCTACAACAAACTCCCTGAAAACTCCCTCCTCCGGCGGATCGTTTCGGCAAAGCCAGGAACCCCAACTCTCAAGGTAAAACTTTTCAACGGGTGATAAAACCGCTTGATTCACCAGGCGTGAGTGGTATATTACCGCTCACGTCATAACTAACAATTAACAAAAAGGTGCAATAAATGCTGTACGACGAAATAACACAAAACTCAGTATCTGGAAACACGGCAGAAGATAAGCAGATACTGATTGAAATGATTTTTAATGACTGTTTTCTCTGTTTCGACAATAATAATTAACAATTAATCATCATTAAACGACCAACAAAAAGGAAAATTTTTATATGGCTATCCGCCTTACAACAACGAAAGAGTGTGGAAAATTTGCAAAGGTTCTTGTTTTCGGGAAATCCGGCGTAGGTAAAACCAAACTGATCGGAACAGCCCCGAAGCCCATCATTATTTCCGGGGAAAACGGGCTCCTGTCCTTGAACACCGGTCCAAAAATACCCGTCATTGAGGTGAAAAATCACCTGGATCTCGATGAAGCCTATACCATGATAACCACATCCCCGAAATGCAAGGGTTTTCAAACGGTAGCCCTCGACTCGGTGTCTGAAATCGCTGAAAACTGCCTCCAGTATTTTAAGGACAATCCGCCGGACGGGAACCCTGATCCCCGGGCCGCACATGGTGCCATGATCGACGCGATGATGCCAATCCTTAAAAAATTCCGGGACATCAGCGACAAGCACATCTACTTTATTGCTCAGCTCAAAAGGACCGCCGACCAATACACCGGAATCGACACTTTCGCTCCGTCTGCCCCTGGACAGATCATAGGCCCCAAACTACCTTACTGGTTCGACTTCGTGCTCCCCATGCGGATCGGTGAAAAAGAGGGTGGTGGAAAATACCGGTACCTCCAAACCCAGCCATGCCTCCAGTATACAGCGAAATCCAGGGGTGAAAACCTCCGGGACATGGAGCCCCCGAACCTGACTAAACTGTTTTCAAAGGTACTTTCCGCTGACCCTGGCGCCGCTGGCAAAGGTAAGCGCGCCGCGACCGCCGCCGAGAAGGCAGCTGCAAAAGAGAACGCCGACAAAGAGGCCAAGATCAAGGAAGAGGCCCGTCTTGACAAAGAGGCCGAGCTTGAAAAGAAGAGAAAAGCCGCAGAGAAACGGAAAGCTGCCAAAATCGCCAAGGAAAAGAAAGAGGCCGAAGCAAAGGCAGCAGCCGAGACCCAGGAGAGAGAAGACCAAAGACAGGCCGAGATGGACGGGCCTGAAAAGGAAGAGCAAGAAGCGGCCGCAGCAGCCCTCGCCGCTTTGGAGAGCGCTGAAAGTGGCGGAACTGTCGATGATGAACTCGACGGCTTCGGCATCACGGAAGGAGATGGTGACGATTTCCCTGGCGATGATGGTGGCTTCCCGGAGTAGCAATCGCCTCCACTATGGGGGCACAGCTTTTGGAAAAGAAAGACGAACAAATCACAAGAACATTCCGGCGTGTTGTCGGGAGATTCACAGATAACGACTTTAATTTTTACATAAAAGGATATTAAAAATATGGCTGGAATAGGCGGAGCTTTCGACGCGAGTAAGCACGAAGATATGCAAAGTGGTTTTGATCTTATCCCCCTTGGCAAATATCTTGCCACGGTTACAAAATCGGACGTCAAGGCAACAAAAATCAAGCCTGGGCAGACAAAGAGTACCGGGAAACTCATCGCCCTGACTTTTACCATCCAGTACGGAAAATACAAGGGTAGGTTGATTTTCACCAACTTGAATATCATCAACGTAAACCCCGTGGCTGTCGAGATCGCTCAAAAAGAGTTGGCCACCCTGTGCAGGGCGGTTGGGAAGGTGTCAATTCAAGATACCAACGAGCTTCATGGAATCCCGTTTATCCTGGATGTTGGCCTCGAAAAAGACAGGAAAAAGATTCACCCAGACAAAAATAAACCGGTTATGTATGAAAAGGCCGGTGCCACTCCTCCCCAGGAGGCCGAGACCATGAATAAGGAAGGGGCGACGAAACCTGCCGCTACCACTTCGCCCCAGGAGCCAGATGGTGATTTCGGGGATGAAGAACCGGAACCCACGGTAGAGCCAGAACCCACTTATGACACAGATGAGCCGACGACAGTCGGCGAAACCGATGATGGCGACGACTGGTAAAGCCCAGTAACGCTAAGATTTAATTAAGAAAAGGGGCGTGGTCATTAGATTGCGCCCCTTTTATTTATGGCCTGGATAGGTGCGTCTCACACTGGGACTGTTCCCGGTGTTCGGAGGAGGGGGTGGTTCCTTTCCTCCCGCCTATCGAGATCATAAGCGACGGTTTACGATTTCGAAAATAGGGAAATGGGATTTGCTCGTTTTCCAAAAAAACACTTTTAGGTAAAATGTAACCAAAAAGGTTACGCGGAATATCCCTATATGGAAGGTCTGTTTTTGTAATATAGTTTCTTCGTTGTTTTTCGGAAAAGGGCTTAGTATACCCGTTTCCACGGTTCCTGGAGGTATTCGAGTATCTCCAGGGGTCATTTAAGAGGGTGAATTTTTGTTCACCTTTTTAAATGATTTTAAGAAAAACAAAAAAAGAGGTGATTTTTATGGAGAAAGACCTGGTAAGAGAATTCATGGAAGAAACAAAGAAAAAAGATTCCCATTCCATCGCCGGAACAAACATCTTGGTGATAAAAGGGAACAAAATTTATCGTAACGTTACCGATTTGAGGGGAGATCTCTTCGGGTTTCCTGGGTTCATTTCTTTTATTTGCGACGGCATTCAATACATGACGAACACTGAAATAATTATTCGGGAGACCGCATAATGGCGCTTTTACCGAAAGATATGCGCCTCAAAATAGAGCGCGCAATAGAGGACCGGCGTGAAATGTCAGATCCAAGGAGATATCTTGGGGTGTCTGAACTGGGCCACGAATGCGACCGCTATCTGTGGTACTCTTTCCGGTTGTGTTTTTTGGAGGAGTTTTCCTCCCGCCAGTTACGTCTTTTTAAGAGAGGCCACAACGAGGAACCAATAATCCAGGCGGACCTTCGCAGGGCTGGGGTCCTTTGCACTGTTGACCCGAACGATCAGCCGGAGGTTTCATGTTGTAACGGGCATTGCCTGGGGCACATGGACGACATTCTTAAGAATGTACCCGACGCCCCCAAAACTGACCACCTCGGGGAATATAAAACGTCGAATAAAGCCAATTTCACACCTTTAAAGAAAAAGGGTGTGAAGGCATGCAAGCCCATTCATTACGCTCAAATGCAGGTATATATGAGGCTCCTAAAACTAACCCGCGCCCTTTACATAGTGGTCTGCAAAGACGATGACGAGCGGTATTATGAACGCGTCAGTTTGGATATCAACTTCGCTGATAATCTCATAGCCCGCGCCTATCAGATCATAACCACGGAGATTCCACCGAAGAGAGCCCATGGGCCTGACTGGTTTTCGTGTAAATACTGTTCCGCATATGGCATCTGTCATTTCGGGGAGGGCCACATTAAAACCTGCCGAACCTGCGAACACGTGGCAATGTGCGACGAGGGCCGGTGGGAGTGCGATCTCCACGGTCTGGACCTTTCCTTTCCACAGCAGAAAAAACCTTGCAAACGTTACCAGCAATTCGGTTCAATGGTAGGTTATCCGGTGTCAATGGTCGGCGGTTCATCCGTTGCGGCCTGGGAGAAATAACGCTTGTGAGTTTTCGAAAAGGGTGGTACAAGTGTCTCGTTCCATGAAAATTATTTTAACCGTGGTCCTCATTTTGAGGACCACACTTTTTAGGGGGTTTTCAAATGGTTGAGTTTATGAGTCTTTTCTTTTTTTCTCAGTGGTGGCGGCTGATGTGGGGGGAAGACGCCCACAGAAAGACCTTCAGAAAAGCAAAACGCATTTACCATTCCTGTTACCGGTGCCAGGATACCGGATTTTTGCCGAATAAACTGCAAATTGGTGGGTATCCCCATCTCTGTATTTGCCAGGCTGGGTTTGCGAGGGTTAACGCTTGTGGGCCATGGAGACTTGAAAAGAGAAAACCCCTCTGCCTGTCATGTGATGATACTGGGCTCCTGTCTTTACATGGGGTGAAGATTGTTCCATGTGGGTGCCACCGGGGGGATGTTTACCGGAAAAGGAATATATCGAGGTGTTTAAAATAATGACAAATGGACCAATGTACATGCCTCGAGATTACCAAAGGGATGCCCTGAACGCCGCGATAAATTACTTTGCCAAAGGTGGGAGGGGCAACCCCCTTGTGGTCGCCCCAACCGGCGCTGGAAAGACGATTATAGTTGCCGAACTGTGTAGGAAAATCATAGAGTTGTGGCCGAAAAAGAAAATTCTCGTCGTCTCCCATAACGCGGAAATTCTCTCTCAAGACCACAGCAAACTTGTTGATCAGATGCCAGGCACCCGAATAGGCCTTTACGCCGCCGGGCTCGAATCAAAAACTATCGGGAAAGTAACCGTTGCAAGCATTCAAACGATTTACAATAAGCCCGAATTATTCGACGATTTCAATCTCGTTATCGTCGATGAATGTTTTGTTGCTGGCACAAAAATCTCAACAAAAGAAGGTTCAAAAAGAATAGAAAACATAAAAGTTGGGGACAAGGTTTTAAATGCAAATGGTTTAGGTGTTGTAGAGGCTGTTTTCAAAAAAGAAACTAAGGAAACAATTACTTTAAATTTATCAAATGGTGAAGAAATTGAATGCACTAAAAACCACAAATTCTTTACAGAATCAGGATGGGTCGAAGCCTCTTCCATGGAAGGAAAGAGGGTTATCAACCACGAAACAATGTCTTTTTTGCAAGATGGAATTTGGACCGAAGATGTTCCCAACCGGGTTACAAAAGGAAAATCTATTCAAAAAACAGGAATGTTGCTCGAAATCTTGCGCAAAGAAATTAAAGAACCCCATGGAGAATCCTTTAGCGAGGGAAAAGATGTCTGCAACACTAAGGAGGATAGGTCACAAACCGAGAATCAGAGGAGGGAACGGAACCGGGGGAAGTGTTACAGAGAACATGGTTCACAAAAAATTAGGGTTAGGATGGGTGCAGGAATTTGCGGTTCCAACAAAAATGAGATATTTGAAAATAGGGTACCCGACTTGCTACAAAATAGATGTTGCAAACCCTGTTTTGATGATTGCGATAGAGATAGATGGGCAAACCCATTATGGGAAGCGAAAGAAAATAGACGCGAAAAAACAGCTTTTCCTGGAGTCGTTAGGGTGGAAAGTATTTCGCGTAAAGAACGAAAAGGCGCAACAACTGTGCATGACTTGCAAATCTCCGGGCACCCTTCTTACTATGCTAACGGGTGTTTAGTTCATAATTGCCACACCATCCCCCACACCAAAACAGGCCGGTGGCACCAATTTTTCGAGACTGTAAGGTGTCCCGTGATCGGATTCACTGCCACCCCTTACCGCCTGGGTGCCGGTTATCTCCACGAAGGGGATGGGGCCTTGTTTGATAAAATCGTTTATACCATTAAAATCTCAACTCTCCAAAAACAAGGGCACCTTGCCCTGGTCACCAGCAAGGGTTCCACCCAAAATAACATGGAGACCAAAGGGATCAAAAAACAGGGAGGGGATTTCCAAACAAAGGCCCTGGCCGATGAGTTCGACCGGAAAGCAATAACAGCTTCTATTGTGGACGAACTTATGGAATACAGAGAAACCCGAAAAAAATGGCTCCTGTTCGCCATTGATATTCCACACTGTGAAAACATATCCGAAGAACTAAGTTCCAGGGGGATAAAGACGGGGGTGGTTCATTCGAAGATGAGAGCGCCCAGGAAAGGAGTCATCGATAAGTTTAAAGACCCGGACGGGTACCAATGCCTCGTTTCAGTGG